CTTGACCCTGATACGTTGGATGAAGGGAACACTTACGGAGAAGAAGTGTATGCAGTTACAGGTTTAGAACATGACTCAAGCCGCTTATCGATTCGACTTGGCAGCCCATTGGATGCGGTAAGCCAGAACGCACCGCGCAGACTGTTGACACAAGCTCTTGTCGGGAGTCTTCCCTCTACAGGCAATATAAACCTCCAGTAATGCTGAATCCAAACCGCCAAATTGCTTTACTGCCGCAGGATCGGCAGATCATGCAGCTCACGGGGATGAGCGAAAAGGATTACCGCTTTTTCATGCGGCAAGCAATTCTGCATTCCAAGTTGCGACCTGGAGAGCCAACAGCATTTGTTGACCCAGTGTCAATTCTGATTCAGCTAGTCATTGGCATTGCCTTAACTTATTTAGCGACATTATTGGCCCCAAAACCAAAAGCACCAGAAGCGCAAAACCTCGATTCCAAGACGGTCCAGGGTCAGAATCTAGTCAATGGCTCACGTTTTACGCCTAAAAGCGGTTTTGACTCTGTTCAAAACGTAGTTGAGCTGGGCTCTGTTGTACCACTTGTATATGCAAATAGGCAGTTTATCGACGGCATCGCTTATGGCGGAGTAAGAGTTAATACGAATTTAATTTGGTCGCAAATTTACAGCATTGGTGGCGGCCAACTATTAAGAGCAGTGTTTTTAATAGGTGAAGCCAGTATCACAAATTTGGATGCAGAGCAGTTTGCCATTGGTAACAACTTGATCAACGGTTATGACTTGAACAGTGACTTTGGGCGAATAACAATTTATTCGAGCCCTGATGGGGGGCGTCTTTCGTCTTCTGATCGCATTGCTGGGCAACTCGCTGCAAACGATACAGGCAACGCTCAAAATGCTGGCGGTGGTGACGTGTTTCAGGTTCGCGGTTTAGGTAATGCTTGGACAACTGATTTCTGTTATGTCTCCACCCCAAGCAACCAAACGGCATTTGGGGTTTATGGATTTATTGGAAACAACTTTTCATTTAGGGTAAACCCGTCATTCCGTACCGCTCGTAAAGCCGAAACTAGATCCGATGGTGAACTTAACTGCGCCGCAGACTGGCAGCAAAGGGCCGAGCGCAATAAACAGAATTACATTTTCCCAGGGCGTGTTGGCGCTATTGGTGGCTCAGACACTCTGACCAGTCTGGCTGTCGGTGATGATGTAACTGTAACAATTTACTCAAGCTCCGACATACAGCGAGTATTTCAGCAAGGTGGCGATGAAGGCGAGGCTAGTTGCGGCGACGTAGGTCAAGCTGTCGCTTCTCGTCAAAGATCCAATGACGAACAGATTAACTACGGAGACCTTTACCGAATCGGCAGCGCATTAGCAATATGCAAGCAAAGGTCAGATGAAGTTTTCGTTTCTGATGCAGATAATGATCCTGTCGGTGGTGGGACGACAACCACTGCAATATTTGAAGTTATTCGTGCTGGTCAGGCGAACTTGTGGACCGCTGGGACGGTGCAGGCAGCTGGTGGTTATAACGCCACACAGAGCAGCCACATTATGCAGGCGGCAGAAGCAATCTTTTCAACTGAACGTCAGGGACGTGTAGTTGAAGTCGGGATCCGCAGCAATCTTCAGGTAAACATTTCAGGGCTTTGTAATTTCAAAGACGCTAGGGGCTACGAGCGCATTGATTTTGATGCTTGCGATAAAGATGATGGCAAAGACATTGATGATGCAAACCTGACGAATTTTATTAGCGGTCAGTACAGCACATTCGAGACACGTTATTCATTTTTTCGTGTCAGCTACCGGGTTGCTGGATCCAATGACTCTTACACCGACTTGAATCAACTATTTGGCGTCAGGAGCACAACAGGAGTTGCAGTATATAACTATCTGCGTTTTGAATTTGCTGACGTTCGCCGCTGGGAGATTCGCATGACCCCGATCAGCGGCTGGGAAATAAGAAACAATATTGCAACGGGGGATCTTGAGGTATTAGATCCGCACCTTGGCAATCTCAGGACTGTAACGAGTGGCAGCGTCAACGTGTCCTACACAGGCGAACAGGTGGCGCGTAGCCAGGACACATTTGCTATTCAAAGTTTGTCCCCACTAGAGACCGAGATTTCTGGTGTTGATACAGCGGGAATGACTGTCGGCAAGGGTTATCAAGCTGGCACGTATAACGTAACTCTTGATGCCACGACTGGTTCTGGTCGAAACGCACAAGCCACGATTGTGGTGACAGTGCCGTTAATTGGGGGATCGCCTGATCCCGCAGGCGGCAGCATCACAAGCTTCACTCTCACAGACGGCGGCAGTTTGTTCCAAGTGGGTAACACGCTACAGATTCGTGATCCACTTAGTGTGTCTGGGTTGATAGACCCAGCGGTTGCGATAAGCCCAGTATTCCAAATTAACGTCACAAGCGTCATTAAAAAAGATCTTGGGACAGGTTTTGATGATGATGATGAGTTCTACGCGGATGCCTACGCTCGTTTAGCCGAATCATTTATTTATAACGAAATCACTGCCAGTACCAGCCAGCCAGAGCATCAAGTTGTTTACATCAATTCCATTACGACCAACACCAGCACGCCGAATTATGACAACATGGCGATTGTCGGCATGAACATTCGCAGCAGCAAAGAGATTAGGACACTGAATCAATTTAGTGTTTATGTGAATAGTGGGATCAATGCCACGTCAAGCTTTCCTGAAGTACTGCTAGACCTGCTGACAAATGACAGGTACGGAACCGGACAAGTTTTAAGTTCTGCTCAAATTGATCAAGCGAGTTTTACTGCGGCGTCCACGTTCACTTACAACCGCCGATATTTCTTTGATGGAGCGGTCAGCGACAAAATCAATATCCGGTCATGGGGAGCACAGACGGCTGCAAATTATTTGCTCGACCTAGTGATTCGTAATGGCAAGTTTGCGTTGGAACCTGTGGCCAGCTTCGATGCACCTGAAACTATTACGCAGTTGTTTACAAGTGGCAATATTCTCGAAGATTCTTTCTCGCTTTCGTTTTCCGATGATCAAGATCGCATACCGCCAAAGGTTTCCGTGATTTGGCGTGAAGAGCGCGAGACAAGCGGAACCGTTGGAAAAGGTCTTTTCCCAGTTTCGCGGGAAGTGACAGTACGGGAAAGCAGCACACCTGAAGATGCTCCATTGGAGAAAATTGATTTAAGTGATTACTGCACTAGTCAGCGTCATGCAATTGATCGCGCCAAGTGGGAATGCTTGACGCGACGACTTGTCACTCATAGCGTTACTTTTAAAACCACGCCTACAGAGGCAGCATTGGACATTGGTTCGGTTTTCAAGCTAGGCATGGAAACGATCAGTTACAACCAGCCACAAAACGGCGCTATCACCGAGGACGGAACCGTAACGTCATGGCCCGAGATTGCAGACGGCACCTATGACGTGTTGCTTTGGGACGGAAAGGATAATGCAATCAAGGAGGCATCGCTGACGATTGCCAGCGGCAAATGCACTCAAAGTTCTGCTGTTTTCTGTTTAAAAAATTCCATCAGCAGTGTCCAAAGCTATAAGACCCAATCTCTTTCATTTGACGAGGACGGTAACATAGATGTTGTAGCAACTTACTACCCAACTGCTGACAGCGGTTACTCTCAAATGGTGGCCGAATTTGACGACAGCAACTTTGTAATTGAGGGGACGTAAGAATGATCAATTTTCCAGCAGTAAGGCCAACACGGCGTAGCTTTACACCGGGCGAGTACCCAACCAAGCGTTTTGACAGTATTAGCGGTGCAGGTACGACCCGGCTATATGGGAGTAAGGCATTTAATGCAACGCTGAATCTAGAATTTTTGCTTGATGATACCAATACTGCAGCAGTTCTTCAAAGCTGGCACGACAGTCGTGGTGGGGCAAAAATCTTGACGTTACCTGCGACAGTGTTTGAAGGTATGGCCGGACCAGAGAATCAAATACCAAGTTATTTGAACTGGAGGTGGTCTGAAATGCCAAGCGTCGAGTCTTTGGTGCCTGGTCGATCTAGAATACGTGTAACGTTGGTAGCAACTCTGGACGGCTAATGGGAGTCTTAACAGGAAGCGATGGCGAATTAAGATTCAACGGCAGTGCTGTAGGCAAGTGCCGAGAGTGGAGTCTTAGCGTTTCAAAAGACGCATTAGAGGATACATCGATTGGCAGCTACGACAGGACATATGTCGAAGGCATGAGGGGTACAACTGGATCAGCGACTGTTTTGTACGACCCCGGCAACAACCCTGCGACTACATTGCTCAATTCTGTTTTTAAAAACAACGAGGCGAGTGACTCCGTAGATTTTGTGCTTCGCCGTCAGGATGGTACGAAGCTTAGCTGTTCTGCCTTTGTAACCAGCGTCAGCCCAAGCGTTTCGGTGGGTGCAGTGCAAGCAGTATCTGTGAGCTTTCAAGTGAATGGGAAACCCGTCGGTAATTTCTAATGGCTGTACTTGGTGTTGGCGGAAAGCTGCTTTTAAAACGAGCAGCCCCGGAGTTGTTTATTATTTCAGACTCGGCTTTGGATGTCGGAAACAACCTTTACACTGCGTCTAAATCAGGCTATTGGAATGGAGATCGTGTAACTGTTGACTGCTTACCGACAGCAACGGGCCCGTTTCCTCCAAGGGTTGACGGATATGCAAGTTATTACGGGAGTAACTGGTTTTTAGGACCAAACAGAACCCAAATAAGCAGCAACAGCGACAGGTTTTATAAAACTTCAACAGAACAGTATCCTGACGGCGACGGGTTTGTTGTAACTCAAGCAGGAGATCAGCTTATTACTCAGTCTGGTGACGATTTTTTTGCTTCGACAACTGTGGGTGACGCTTCGCAGTTTTATTCACGCGAAGGTGACACTTCTGTGGGTAACGTCATTCCGCCTTGCGCCTCTGGTGAATATTACATACACATCGACAGTTTGGACCGCGTAAGCTTTTACCTTGAACGATGCGATGCCCTTGCTGGGTGTCTGCCTAACCGGATTAATCTATTCTCTGTTGCGGGGGACGTTACTGTTTCCCCGTATGAAGCGGCTTGGCAGCAACTTTGTGACCTTGCTCAATGGTCGCTTGAATTAAATGCTCCAAGCGTAGAGACTACCTCCGTATCAGAAAAATTCGGCAATGCAGTCAAGTCGTTGGTCACGGGTGGCGGTTCTGCTGAGTTTCTCATCGACCGTAAGTGTTACACCAACGAAAAGGACAGCGGCCTTGCGCTGTTCCAATTACTGATGATGACGGAGAAAGGATGCGAAGCTACTGCACAATTCTGGATGGTTGACAGAGGAGGTAGCTGTGGCGATATTAACGGATCGATCCAAGGCGGTCTGTACTATGAAGCCAACATCTTGGTCACTGCTAGCGCCGTAAACCTGCGCCCGGCGGAAATCGTGGCAGGCACTGTGCAGTTTGTGACGACAGAAGACATTAAACTATTGGTAACATCCTGATTCTAAAAACGTGACTGAGATCAGCCGTGCGGGCCAAGCTGGTTCTTTGGGACATATTGATACCACCCAGGCTCAGTTTCGTGGGCAGGTGGATCTAGTCGCAGATGAACTGAGGCAGTTAGCTGGTAACGCGGATTTGCCGTCAGACCCACTGTCTGCTCCATATGTTCTTTATGTAAATGGGTATACCGGACAAGATACCTTTGTTGGTGGAGCGTACCAAGCAACCGAAGTTGAAATCGAGCGGCGTATAAGCCTGCAAAAACTTGAATGCGGATATTCCGAGGCGCGGCCATTTAAAACCATTAACCGCGCGGCGATTGAAGCAGCCATTATCACCAGCCGCGACTGGTTCACTACACAACGCCAGAAAGACCGTGCCCTGGTTTCAATTGTTGTTGCGCCGGGTGAGTATATTGTCCTGAACGACGATGGTAAGACATTTAGCCCTGCCGACTTCCCGGCAAGGAGCAGTTCCTATGAACCAACTGATGCAGATCTGATTAGCTTTAACGATCCATCGGGCGGGGTGATACTGCCCAGAGGGTGCAGCGTCGTCAGCCTGGATCTACGTAAAACACTGTTGCGCCCCAATGCTGTACCAGCATCTGCTAACGAAGCAGCAGATTACAGCAACCGAAGATCAATTTTTAAAGTCAGTGGAACAGGTTACTACTATGGTTTTACGTTCAAGGACCAGTTAAACGCTACCCACAGTCACCATTTGCTGCATTGTTTTGAATTTTGCAGCCAAGCCGAACTTGATTTGTTTTATCAAAAAATTCTGGCAAGTTTTGCGGCTGCTGACCTATCTGCAAGCAATACGGTTTCAAGCGAAACGGAATATCAAATGGTTGGACCGTTACCCAGCACCCCTACGTCAGCCACAGACACCGTAGGTTCTGCGAGCCCATATATCTACAACACAAGTGTCCGCTCAGTGTGGGG